TTTGGCCGGTTCTTGGGTTGATTGGACATCTGATGCAAGTTTGAAATTTATAACACGGCACAACTCGGGAGAGGAGAGCCATGTCGAGTTGTATGATGTCAAGTTCTATCCTCATCCCCTCGACATCGACTGGTTCCAGTCCAATCCTATTGAGTTCCTGACCGATACGCTGTCCCCGAGCGGGAGCGAATACATGGACGGGGATTGGGTAACTGGTTTTACTGTCCAGAATACGGGTAATCCAATCACAAACGGCAAATATGTAAGATATCCGGCAACTGCCAGTGGTAGTGCAAAACCTTATTCGCTTGATTCCGCAATAGATGGTAGAAGATTTGACACTCTTAGATTTTGGATAAGGAGCTCTCAAGCAGGTAATCATCGAATCTATATTCTTACAGATACGAGCAATTTAACATACTACTTAATGTCATTGACAGCAAACGTATGGACTGAAATAAATATTCCATTCCCAAATACAGATGACCCTGTTGGAGATAGTGGATGGACAAGTGAAACTGGTTCTTATGACCCTTCATCAATTACAATAGTGAGATTTGTAAATAACACTGGGTCTGCAGCAGACCTTGACATTTACGGTCTCCAGTTCCTGTCCTCCGAGCATGAGAAGGAGTATTTCGTCCCGCAGACGCTTGACGTGGAGTGGGATGCGGGGAATAGTAAATATGGCTCGTTCTACATCAATCCGAACGAGAGGGCACGGCTGTACAAAGTAATCGCCGATGGGAATATCTGGATTGAGAACTGGGACATCGACTGGATGGAGAACTATCACGGACACGGGCTGTATGGCGACCCGCAGTATCTGTATCTGGAGGCGAGCGGGGATACTGTCACATTCTATGACGATGTCTCGATTGCGGGGGCGTGCACCATCGTGGCGGGGACGCTACGGGCTAAAGAGAACACACACACAATCTCGGTCGGGGGCTTACTCACGGTCAAGTCGGGCGGGACATTCGCACACTCGGCATGGGCACCGACATCGGACTGCGAGATAGGGTCTATCGTGTGTGAGGGTGGGACAATACACTTCCCCGCAGTCTCGGGCGGGGGGAAGCTACTCATCACCGGCGAGACGAAGAACTACGCCATCAAAGTGACGAGGAACTCCACCATATACCACCACTCGGGACACATCCAGATAGACACGCCGAGCAATACCCTCGCCATATTCAACGAGAAAACCGTCAACATACTCGAAGTAACCTCGGGTAACGTCGTGTTCATAACGCACAAGATGAAGTATAACGAGCTGAGGGAGACCTCGGGCAGCTTCGAATACGTCGACTACACGACGAGCGAGGGCGAGAGCTACATCGATAAGGAAACCTTTATAGATGGCTTTGACAATTATATAATCGACCTAACGAGGTGCATAAAATGAGCAGAACGAGACCGGACGATGTGATAAAGATAAGCGCGCACAGAGAGGTGTGTATACTCGACGATAACACGTTCGATACGACAGGGTCCTCGGCGGAGCTACTCTCATTCATGTCAGTGGGATACAGCAGGACCACCATCTTCGTCAAGAACATACACGGCACTGACGAGCTCACCATCGACGTCGAGGTCGCACCGTATAACTCGGACGGGAGCGAGCCGACAACGCAGCAGTGGAGGAAGATAAACACCGTGGACTATCCGAAAGCGCTCGCCGCGGGTGAGTCCGACATCATCAACCTCATAGGCGTGTATGGCTACATCCGCGTGCTCGGGCATGACAGCTCGGGCGGGGGAGGGAACAACGACCACGCGCGCATAGGAGTGATAATGACGAGGGATGGATGATATGGTTGTCACGATACAGAGCGTTTCCACACCAGCAGGGACAATCGCGTCCACCGATACACCAGAGTTTATTTGTTATATATCAGGTGACGCCCTCGCCGTATGCGTGGTCATCGATGGTCAGCTATTTCAACTTGATAGGGACCATAATGTCAGCGGGAAGTACAGCAGGAACATCCCGGCCTCGCTCATACAGGAACAGACGGACACGACAGTCCACTACGTCGCGTTCGACGCGGACCCGTCGATAGCGATTGACTCGAGCACGAGCATCACGGTGGAGCAGAGCGATTACCCCGAGCCGGTCGAGTTCGTCAAGAACTTCATCGTGAGCAACTTCAACAGGAACAGGGCGGGGAACGTAGCACTCCCCGCGGTCAAGAGTATCACAGAGGTCAAGAGATGGGACGACGACCTCGTATACATCATCGAGCTCAAGCGCCTGCGCGAGGCGAAAGGTATCGCGTCACGGTACAAGACGATACGGTATCCGCTCGAGATATGTATTCAGTCGAAAAGGAAGGACTGGGCGCTCAGTATCCTCGAGGAGGTGAAGCATATCTTCGAGGAGAACTATAACAACCTCGGCTCGATACACTTCGACTACGTCACGTTCCGCGACGAGGGGAAGAACGCGTCAACGAGAAGTTCAAATATCTGGAGGTATATATACAGTATCGAGCTCGTAAAGGAGTGGAAGCCAATCGCCGGAGGTGTATGAATGAAACAGAAGTACGTCAAGATTGTTTGTATATCGGATAAACCGGTATCGTATCACGAGTTCCCGGAGAAGAAGTACAGGTTCGGGGACAAAATCACGGTCACGGAGAGTGTCGCGAAATCGCTCACGAGCAGGGCGAGAATGCGCTGGGTCACGCTTGAGGAATGGAAAAAAATAAAGAAGAGTAAAGAGATGTCATCCGTGAAAAAGAAAAAGGTGGTGCATGAATGAGGAACCTTAAAGGCATCAGGACACAGGTATCGTGGGGCGAGGAGGTCCCGGTCGAACAGTCGCTCTCGGGCGGCACGGTCGAAGAGAACCAGGTCTACGGCCTCTCCGGACTCACGGAAAGCAAGTACAAGGGTCAGGTCGCGATTGTCAAGCCGAGGAGTGGCGGGAGTGTCAACGCGAAGAGGTATCACATCGTCGATAATACGACGAACGCTATCACGTTCGAAGAAGATGTGCAGGATGACGGGCTCACCAATTCGGATACACTCATCATCACGCAGATAAACGTCACACCGGACGATATCTCCGACTACTTCGGCCCGATGGAAGAGGCGGACCTGCCCACACCGTCCGTCGAGGTACACGACGTGTGGGCGCACGGGTCGACATACCAGCCCGCGAGGCACAGCGCGGTGCAGATGAAGAGGACGTACGAGTCGACATTCCCCGTCAAGCTCGTGAACGGGAAGCTGCTCTACCTCGGGATGGGTATGGTGTACGAGGACCCGAGCGGGTGCCAGACCAAAACGGACCTCTCGGCGACACTGGCACAGGACACGATTATAGGGCAGAGCGTGATAACGACCAGCGCGGACCTGTCGGGTAGCCTGACAGTCGGGGACCACATCTGCGTGGATTACAGCGGGACATACCCCGAGGTCAGGCAGGTGACCGCGGTGAACGCGACGACCGTCACACTGAGCAAGCCGCTCAGGATACCGCACGACTCGGGCGCGGACCTGTACAAGGTGAGCATAGGCACCGGATACATGAAACATATCATGCTCCTCGAGGATAGCGTGCCATCGTGGACGTTCGAGGCGGTGTTCAAAGGGTACCAGCGCGCGGTCACGAACGCGGATTACGTGAACAGGTACAACGGTATCAAGGTCAAGACCCTGTCATTCAGCTCGACACCGGGCGATTCCCCGCTCCAGGTCGATATGGAGATTGCGGCGCTCAAGGTCGACGAAGGTACTACGAGGACTTCATCCGTCGATATGACAGATTACGGGGGCACGCCTTACCTGCACAAGAAAACGACAGTGACGATAAACGGTGTGGTGTACGCACAGGCGGGCGATTTCTCGGGCTCTATCAAGCGCGAGATGACGACGAAGATTTATCACAACGACCAGAACACAATCGACCCGTGGGAACACATCGAAGGCGAGGTCACATTCGATTTCAAGGTGACGGTCCCCCTGCATAACAGGAACTTCTACGACCTGCTCATGGACGGGACGGAGTTCGATGTCTCGTTCGAGTACGAGCGTGGGACGAATGACAAGCTATTGATAGAGTTCCTGAGATGTTACCTGACCGACGCGCCCGAGAAGCTCGTGAAAGGGGGCGAGATACCCGTCGACGTGACAGCGAGCCCGGGCGGGATGAAGATAACGGTGACAGATAATATCGAGTTCTACTGAGAACACGCTACGGAGGTGTATATGCATGGATGAAAACGAAACGCCGGAGCTGTTCGATACCAGCGAGCTCTTCGTGAACATGAATGAGCCAAAGTTCGAAACAGCAGAATTGAAATGGAACACCGAGGACGGGCCCAGGCTCGTGAAGGTGAAGTACAAGAGTATACCATGGGCACTCTACAACCAGCTCGTGAAGGAAGCGTTCATCGAGACCGCGAACGATTCGGAGGAGTTCGAACGGGTCAAGCAGATGAAGATTCTGAAGCATATGGTCGTCGAGGTCGCGGGGAAGCCCATGACGGAGGATATGTGGGCGAGCCTCGACCACAGGTTCGGTGAAGCGCTCAGGATGATGTTCTTCCAGAACACGGGCGAGTTCAGGATTCCGAAAGAAGTCCTAAAAAACTTGATGATGGAGTTGAGGCAGGAAACAGGAAATATATGAGTTGGAGGAGAGAGATTTACTCCGACGACCATCATGCCCGTGATGCTCCACCATTCCAATGGTCACCGAGTAACCCGCTGATAATCATGGAGGTGATTGAGCAAACCCTACTCAACCATAATATACCCTATAATGTAATACAGGTAATGGACATCCGCGATGTGTTCCTGAAATACAGGATACTCGGCGGACTCCTCGTCCTGAACGAGCCGAAGGAGGCGCTGTAAGCATGGCAGAACCGGACGTCATAGGTGAAGCGGTAATCAAGCTCAAGATAGACGACAGCGAGGTGCGTAACGTAGTGAGGGGTACGATACAGCAGAAGGTAGTGTACCAGCTCGGGCCTTCGAGCGCGTACATACCGCCCGCAGGCAGGCTACCACCGCGTATGAGCTACCCCGCACTACCGCCGACACGCGGCGCGACGCTACCACCGTACTCGCCCGACCTCATCCCCGAGAACTCTTCGTACATGCCGCCCCCCGCGGTGAGCAAGACGGAGCAGAAGAAGATGGTGAAGAAGGTCGTAGAGATGTCCGATGTCGTCACGGGGAAGAAGGAGCCTAAGAGAAAGGCTGGTGCCGGGCTCCTCGAAGCGCTCGGGCTCAAAGGCGGCGCGCCGTACCTGCGATTCAGGAAGGGTAGGCTATACGGCGGGCTCTCCGGCCTCAACGTCCCCGCATCAATCGAGAGCCTCGCACGTGGCGAGGGTTTGCTCGGGCGTTCGAAAACTGTACAGGGCATTGCACAGGGTATACTCCCCGCTCTCGAAAAGCTCGGTATGGCGAGTGCTGGTGCAGGTGAAGCGGCGACGAGTGGCGCAACTGCGGCGACGACCAGTGCTGCTGCTACCACTACTACTGGCGCAATGACAGCCGGCTCACTCGCCGCTGTCGTAGGACCACTCGTCATAATCGCGGGTGCCGTACTCGCCATACTCTTCGTCGTCAAGATGATTTTCAAGTTCATTAAGGAGAGTAAGGTCACGCAGTACATGCAGAGCTATGCGGCGAGCGCTGTCGAGAACATCATGATGGCTATACTCTACGTATTCATCAATCTGTACCAGAAGATAAAGGATATATTCAGTATAGACGTCCCCGCGGGTATACAGGCCTACATAGACGGGTTCCAGCAAATCTTCAGCATGCTGGGCTATCTCATCGATGACACGCTGACATACATATCTACCTACGCGGAGCTCCTCGCCTTTCCGTTCATCGCTACTTACGAGTTCATAAAGGGGATAGTGAGCGGGATAATCGGTTACTTTTCGGCTGTCGTGACACTCTTCACAACCGGGGAGAGTAAGGTATACACAGCACTCGGTAATATCCTGAGCTTCGTACTCACATTCCCGGTCAAGATGTTCCAGAAATTGACATCCCTCATCCTGAAGCTCTTGGATAGTATAATAGGTATAATATTCGACGCCATATCGCTCATCGTGGTGGGTTCGCTGAATGCTATCCTCTCCATATTCACCACGCTCGGGTTTATGTCGAAAGAGACGGCGCACGAGATAATGGAGACTGTAACGGGGGTCCTGATGGGTATACGCGACAGTATCACATGGTTCTTCGACACGGTGAAAAGGCTATACAATACTCTCACCTCAAGTATAATACGAAGCATCGAGACCGTCATATCGACCATCACGGGCGCACTGGACAGTATAGTCACGTTCTTCGCGAAAGCGATTGGGAGGTTACTCAGAGGCCTCGGTGACCGCATAACCGGGAAGAAGAGCGGTATCATCTCGGGCGTGACGTCGTTTATAGGGGGTGTGTTCTGATGTCAATCGATATCAAGTTCGTGACGGAGTCGGACGCGGCGAGTAGGCAGCACCTGAACGCGACGCTGTACCTGAAAGTGGACTCGTGGACGTACCTCATCGACCGCGAGATTAAGCAGTACAACATGGCGATGCTGAAGAGTATAGGCACCGCGATAGGCGATAAGACGTGGGGGACGGTCGTCACAGATTTCGGGCAGTGCACCGAGACGGTCCGGCTCACGGGGACTATCAACGAGGCGGGGACGAGCCCGGGCGAGAGGCTGCTCAAAAACAGGCAGAAGATGATGGAGATAAGCAAGTTCATCAGGATTAACGGGTTCCAGTCGGAGCGGACGTACCTGTTCATAGGCGACGAGTTCAATAATCAGGACGGGTCACGGGCGACACTGGACTCGTCATCGGACGGTATGGAGGGTAAGATAGCGAAAGCGCAGTTCGAGTGGAAGAAAGGATACGCCATCATGTTCGCGATTGATTTCGTGGTGGGGTACGACTTCGAATTCTGAGGTGTGTATACGTGACTGATAACACGTCGAAAGGGCTACGGGTCATACGCTTCAAGGACTTCGTAGTCGATGTATCGGGGACTACGCCATCAACGTGGAGGGCGCCGTGGAGTGTGTACAATGATAACGGTGGCTCGTGGAGTATCGTGGCGGGGAATGCGCCATACGTAGGCATCGGTAATTACGGGAATAGGTACTACGTGGGTGGTCCGCCGACTATAGGCGGGCAGAGCGATATACTCCAGTCCGCGGCGTATGGCTGGCTCGACACGGACCAGGGCCCGACCGGGGCGAGGAACGGAGTGCAGTACGATGTGATGATTAGAGTAGTGGACGGGCAGGCGTTCTTCATGTTCATGTGGGACAGCTCCGGTCTCAGCGCGTACAGGGTTCGGGTCGTGCCGGGCGAGGGCGTGTTTCTGGAGAAGAGCAACGGTGTCGGGCAGCTCTATCTCGAGGATACGTGGTTCACACTCGCGTCCGATACAGAGTGTACGATAGAGGCGGATACGGATTACTGGCTGCGTATCGAGTACTTCCCGCAGGATATCAGCTCCGAGAACCTGAAAGATGATATAGACGTCGCGGGACTGCTCCAGGTATTCGTCGACACGAGCCATTTCAAGCAGGGCCTCGGCGAGGTCGCGTATATCAGGTATCAGGACACGTACCCGCTGACGAGCGGGGATAAGATAGCCCTCGGCAGGGTCGACGCGACAGAGGTGTACTTCGACGGGATAGAGTTCTGCGACGGCTGGCTCATGGGGTTCGAGCAGTTCCTGCTGAAGAAAGATATGGGCCCGCGTGCTATATCCCAGCTCATGTTCAATTTCGTGTACGACCCGGAGCTGACATGTATCGAGGCGGGGGATAGGGTAGAGCTATGGGTGAAGAACGTGGATAAGGATATGGAGGCGTACAGGGTCTGCGACTTCGACGGCGTGGTGAAGAGGGTGGAATGGCAGGAAGGCGGGAACGACTCGATGGTCGGGAACGCGTACGCCGTGGACGAGCTGAAGGAGTTCATGGGCGAGCACAGGGAGCACAATGTAGACACGTCGTTCGGCGACTACTTCGGCTATCTCCAGAACCAGCTCATAGGCGAGCACGGCTACGCGAACCTGAAGAGGACCGCGTTCACTCGATTCCATCTCATGGGCGTCAACTCCAGCGCGCTCTCGTTCGCTATCTCCGCGAACTACAACATCGCCATCACCGACTACGACTTCATCTCGCTCATGTCGTGGATATGTAACGCGTGGTTCACGTGGAACCCCGAGGGTTTCTTCATCATGACGAGCGGGTCGATACCGACGGGGATACACATCAACCTCACCTCGACGGTGTCGGGGCTGCCGCATAGGGTGCTGTATTACAAGATACGCGGGGACCTGCTCGAGCTGTACACCCGCGTGAAGCTACTCTCCTCATCCACCACATCATACATCTCGACAGACCCGGCCCGACGCGCTCAGTACGGGTCGAGCGATTACGTGATGGTGAACAAGAAACTGCCGGCGACTGAGGCGCAGGAAGTCGCTGATAACATACTCGCGGCGTACAGCGAGGACACGTACCCGCACCTCGACCTGTACGTCCTCGGCAATCTCTCTAAGATACAGCCCGGTATGCAGATAAATGTCACACTCCCGGGCGGCGTGTTTAACGATGTGCCGATGATAGTGACACAGAAAATACTTTTCAACGGCGCGGATATCAGCGAGGACGAGGACCCGTGGCTCGTGCAGAACGTAGTGAAGCTCCGGCTCGCATACTACGACACGTCGGTGACTAAGCTGCCGCGCCTACTCCACGCGCACTCGGAGCAGAGTTATGAAGAGGCGCGTATGCGGAGGATGGAGAGGGTCAATTTCCTGTAAGCAGGGGAGGGTAGAATTAATTAATAACTAATTAATTATTCATTAGTTATTAACTAATTCTGCTCAGGAACGCAGAGTAGTCAGCGTAGAAGTTACCTTTCATATCCTTCTTCCTCTCGACCGTGACGAACGCGATGTCCTTTATCACGTCCCATGGTATCGCGTTCCCCTCGCTCGCCGTGCCCTCGACGAAGTCCTTTATCCTCACGACGTAGTAGTGATTATCCCCTCGCACGCGCTTGTTGAACACGAGCACGCCGATACCGCCGTTCTGCTCGACCGTGAGGAGCGAGTGTATCTGGTGCGGCCTGATATACCCGCGCAGGTACACCTTCTTATGCGTGCTACTCTTCACCTCCTCCGCGATGAACCGACCCCTGTACAGCGTCCAGAAATCGCTGATTTGTTTCGGTGGCATGACGTGCGTGATAGGGAGCGCGTTACCGCAGTACGCACATTTCTTTATCTCGCGCTTGCACGTGGGACAGCGCCTGCCGATGTAGTCGCTCACGTCGTAGAACCGCGCGTGCATGAAGGTGTACCGCTTCGCCGCGTATTCTTTACCCCTGTACCACTCCCTCTCGCTGACCTTACCCCGACGCGTGCTCATTCCAATCCCACCGTCCTCCTCACATCGAGCTCGACCTCTATCTCCTGCAACCATCTCATGACATCGTTCTGCACGAGATAGTCGGGGTCCTCCCTCATCGCGATGCGTATGACCTCCTGGAATACCTCGAGCTCGTGCGTGTTCATCCTAATCAGCGCCGCTTTCGGCGTGCTCATCACTTCCATACGTCATCAACTCCATGAGTATACAGAACTTGACCGCCCCCGCGCTCTTCCGCGGATGTGTGAGGACCCAGAGTATATCGATGAACCCGACCTTGTGCAGTGCCCGCTCCATCAGCTCTGGCAGCACCTGCGCGAATATGACCTGCCTGCACACCGGACACCGCTTCAGCCGAACACCTCCTTGTACACGTCCTTTATCACCCCGTCCTCGACGAGCATCGTGACCCAGCCCATCTCTGTCGGCCTGAACCCGTACACCTCGCCGTATGACGAGGAGCCCTCGACATAGTTCGGGAAGAACGCGCCCGATGACGCGTACCATCTATCGTCAATATCGTAGTAGTACTTCTCGTCGTCGATGTATTTCCTGCTCGGTGTGGGGTACACGGCCTTGAGCTCGCCCTTGTGCGACACGAGCTTGAGTATGTTCGGCTTGCTCGGCGGCACGACACGCATCTTGTGTATGTGGTGCATGACGAGGAGCTCGCAGTCGTCGCCCGGGAGCCTCCTCAGCTTCTTCTTGACACTCCTGCGCTCGTTCTCCTCCATGATGTAGTCATCGTTCGCGTTCGAGCGCACCATCCCCGACCCGTGCCAGTCGAGGACGCGGAGGTCGCCGAGTTGTGCTTTCAGGAGATAAGAAGAATCCTCGTCCTTCCCGTACACCTCCACGCCGAGGGGTTCGAGTATCAGGCGCTTCGTCACGTCGATAGTGTTCAGCACGCGCCTCTCATGATTACCCTGGATACCCCAGAGTATCCTGTCGGCGACGGGCTCGAGTATCTCGACGACGCCTCGCGCCTGTTCGCCCACGCGCTCGAGCTTGCCCATGTACTGCCCTACGATATACCTCGGGTCCGATGGCAGCATCGAGTCTATCATATCCCCGCCGAGTGCGAGGTAGTAGTGCTTGCTCGCCCGGACCTTACGCACTGCCCTCTTCACGAGCTCCATCGGGAACCCTTTCACCGCGAAGTGCAGGTCCCCGAAGAACCCGAGTCTGTAGCTCTCCGGCACCGAATCAATCGTCACGTGTTTCATGAGTTAATCACCTCCCGACATTCGTCACAAACGAGCGGTCCGCCCGGGGGCATGGGCGCGCCGCACCTGACGCACCTGCTCTCTTCCCTCATACGCTGTCGCCACTTCTTCGCGTACGCCTTACTCTTCTCCCTGCTCTTCCTGTACGACTCGTCGCCGTAGTGCTTGAGATACCACCGCCTGTGCCGGGCGTTGTCGCCGCACTCTTTCGAGCAGTAGAGTCTCCTCCCTTTCGGCAGTTTCTTCCCGCACTCACGACACCTCATCATCCCACCCAGCCGCAGTTGTAGCAGTACAGTCCTGACCTCTTCCCGGGTCGCGGGTATCTTCGCACCATCTTCGGGCAGCCGCATACCTTACATTCCCTGAACCCGCCGTTCTTCAGCGCGAGCTGTCGCTTCGCGTCCGGCGTCAGTTTCCCCCCTACCTTCTCGATGCTCAGTATGAGGTACCCCGATTTTCGCTCTTTCTTACTCAGCTTCGCGAGTCCGCACATGTATGTCGCCTCCTTACGATGTAGATTAGAATAGTAGCATTAACTAACAGATTTAGCGCCTGAGCGACGATGAAGGGTGCATCCCTAATATCTATCGCGTGAATGAGATAATGCACCAGCGCGAGATTAAGGAAGGTATATGTAGCTACGCTTATCCCCTTCACTTCACCGGTGCGCAGTATCTTGAGCAGTTGAGCGGGGCCTACGAGCAGGCCGAGCACGAGCCCGAGCCACCCGCTATACTGCACGTAGAGGTGGAATATCCCCAACATTCTTCGTACACTCCCTGAGCAGTTTTATGAAATCCGCGGGCACGCTCGCGGGGACACTGACCCGACTCTCGCACCTTTCGCAGAGGTGTGAGGAGCTCATCAGCGTCATGTCGGCGCCGCAGTACGGGCAGTACTCGTGCGTCGCGTATTGTAACAGTTTCTCGCGGTCCATCGTATCATACTTTATGATATTCATTATATTTATCGCTTGCCTATGCGATATCCACGTGGGCTTGACCATCTTCTTTTTCACGCGGAGGCCGTAGCAGTCCACTTCATCCACGCCCCTGAACCAGTACTTCATAGCACCATCGCCTCCTGTAGTATCTCCCCGCACTCGACACAGCGATAGCACTCATCGACATCCCCCGCCGCGTCGAGGTACGTAGATTTCTTGAACTCCCTGGCGCCGCACTTCGCGCACACCCTCTTCCTCTTCCTCGCCTCCAGCTCTACCATACTCGTCACGAGGTCGGAGAGGAATACGGGGCCGAAGTACGTGTCCTCCTTCGGCGCGAACTCGAAGCAGCCCCAGTCCTCGTTCCAGCACACGCGCCCTACGAGGGTGGTGCCACTGAACACCACGTACTCGTCCAGCCCGTGTCGTATGAAGTTCGGTCTATATGTCATGTGTGTGTCACCTCCCGTGCAACATGTTATCGCTATACCTGCTTTTTGCACGTATTTCGCCGAGGCATGCGGCGCATACCCAGCCCAACCCTTCATGCTCGTACCTCGTGAGCCTGCCGCAGAACATGCACCTCTCCACTCTCTCGGGCTCCCCGACTAACCTCTTCGTTTCGACGCGACCATCGGCGTCGCGAGTGTGCATGTCCACCGTGAGCCACACGTCTAACCCGAACTCGTCCAGAATCTCGTCCAGTGCTCTCTCGACCCTCTCCGCGAGTCGCAGGTCCTCGCGCATGTTCTCGTAGTACGGATAGTCATAATCCTCCATCCCGCTCACACCTCCTTCAGCGCCGTCCATCTCCTCCCCACATACACTTTCTTCTCTCTATGCTCTACACAATCTTCCAACCCGACCGCCACAATATCCCTCAGGATACCCTTCACAACCCTGGCACCTTTCTGCTTTCTCCACTCGGACAGCTCTGGCGCCTCCGCGTATCGGTGGAATCCCCAGGGATACTTAACGAACATATCCCAGTTCTTCGGCTCCTCCGCTTTCACCTCTTTCCCGACGGGGCATGGGAAGTTGCGTATGACTGTCCTGTACACGGGCTTACTCTTCACGTCCAGCCTTATCAGGCGTCGGGACCAGTAATAGATTTTCTTATCCGTCGGAGCGAGCTCGTCATGTAAGCCATCCCCATCATCGCGCTCTATCAGATGCCACTCACCATCCGAGAGCATACCATTCTTCAGCTTCACGACCCTACCAGTGATATGCGTATCCGGGTCCAGTACCCAGTCGCCTTCCCTCACCCGCTTAGCATACGGCCCATACTCCACGTAAGCCACCATGTAACATTCTACTTCCTTCGGGAGCGGCTCGTCCAGCACTTCATCAAGACACATCGTTCACACCTCCCCATCATGAATAAGTTCTTCCAATTCTCCATACCACATCTCAACATCGGCATCGTCATAGGGGATATCGTTGTCATCACACCAGTCCCGAAATATTCTGATTATCTTATCCAATACAATGGATGTCATTCATCAATTCCTCCTCCTCAATCTACATATCTGTTGCGTGAGCCTCCTCGGCAGTACTATCACGTCGAATTCATCGACGTCGGGATTGTCGAATACGGGATAAACACAATGCTTCTCCGTGCATGTATCGACAATCTTGACAGCCCCTTTTACCTCTCCACGTTCTATCCAAACCGCGATATCTCCCACCCTCCACTTATCGGTCTTTTCATCCTTGAACTTGTATAGATATATTTTATACGGCTTTTGCTTCTCGCACTTCTCCGCTTCCTTCTTTGTTGACCATTCCCTACCACAGATATCGCATACATACATATACGCTTTTCTCGTGGCCCGAACCACTTCGGTTACTTCTCTCAACTTCTTTTTCACCATCTCGCTCACTTCCTCCTGGACAGTACTTCATCCTTGAAATTCACTTTAAAACCACCTTTCTATCTCTGGTATCTTTTCCATCATTCGTTTCTGGATAATGGGTTCGTAATCGGGATTAATCTCGAACCCTAATCCTATCCTTCCAGTCTCACGACAGGCCCGAAGTGTAGTTCCACTACCAAGGAAAGGGTCAAGAACAATATCACCCGGCCTGGTGTATTTTTCGAGTATCCATTTAAATAATGCTAATGGTTTTTGAGTTGGGTGGACCTTGCCGCCATCCATATTCATTGGTCTCATTCTAAAGATTCTCGCCACTTGCAGATAAGATGTCCAAGCCATTTCACAATCTGCAAAATCACGACCATCATTTAATTTGTCCCATATTAGAAAACATTTTGTTGGCGGTAATTCATAATAATTCCCACCCCATATAATCTGATTTTTTCCAACCCTGAAACATTCTGTTAAATCAACAGTTTTTTTATCCCATTCTGCTTGCATCTCTTTCTCTTTACAAAGACGGTGTGATTTACCTATTTTAATGCCATAGGGCGGGTCTGTAAGAACTAAATCAACACACTTGTCCGGTAGTTCCTTCATCCCTTCCAAACAGTCCATAATAGCATAAGGCTTCGGATGTGGCCACCAGTCAGGGAGACCCATATTCATTTTAAAGTCCGCTTCACCTTCTCTCAATTTTTTTCTCGCCATCTCGCTCACTCCTCCATCATGTGATGATATTCTTCACAATGTAGCGCCTCCATCACCGTCTTGAACGGGTAATGACACTGCCATATACCGAGGGTTTCGCTATACTTTCTATACTTACACTTCTCCGGACAATCCTTTATCGGTCCTTCGTCAACAAGCATCATCGCTTCTCCCTCCCGTGCTTGTAGCCGTGCTCGAACGCTTCGACGTATATCTTCCGGAGCAGGTCGAACAACCAATCCGCGTGTTGCTCCGCGAGCTTCCTTCCCGTCATATCGATACCGGTACCTCCACACAGCAGACATGTGGTGTAAGTACCGTCGGCATTTATTACTCCGTCACCTTCACACAGTTCACACTTCATATTCTAACCACCTCATCCCTTCGTCCACGTTTCCCCCTTCTCTCTCTCCCTGAAATATTCCAGCGCGTTCTTTATATCCTCGTCCGGTGAACCTTCATTGAACGCGTGGAAATAGTCCCATCCGAAGACATTTTCATCGCCATACGTCAGGCCACCATTCACATCCGGTCTCAAATCACTATAGTCCTTACCAATATCTGGATGACCTGACGGCAATGACACATACGCCAGATTGTATTCTCTTTCACCTTCCGACAGGTCGGTCAACCACGAAATCATCGTCAAAACCTCCGGTAGTTGCATTCCTTTCGCCTTGAATGAGGCATACCCATCTCCCTCATCTTTCCACTCACTATCAGGCCATCTCTCCGACAGTTTCTTCATCGCCCTTGTCATCTTCATCCGTATGCACCTCCCTGTCTACTTCGGTGGTCAGGAATGAGAGCACGCAATAGTCCGGCACGTCCGGCCACGGCCCGTGGATGAACTGTTTCATGCTCACACCGTTCCTGTTCTCGATACAGTGCTTGCACATCACCCGTCGTGGCCCGGCCTGGAAGAACTCGCCTGTTATCTCGCGCTTGCACACGACACACTTCATTCATCATCCCCCCACTCGATTAGCGGGACAACGAACTCGAGCACGAGCAGCCCGGCGAATATGAAGAACCACGCGTATGACGCGCCCTCCATCACTGTCAGCACGATGAACGAGCTCGTCACCATCACGTCCACGATGAAGAGCATGGCGAGTACGGCCCTGAGCGTCTCATTCATCCCTCTTCACCACCCCGAACATCCACCGGCCCGTCCAGCCACGCGAACTTTATGAGCGCGACACGGTCTAAGCTCTCGAGCTTGCCACCGTTCAGCCTCTCCAGCTCTGCGAGGTACTCCTCCAGCGTGTCGAACCCGTCCAGTTTCGCATCCTCCTCCGTGAGCGCACAGACATGCTTGACTACGAGTGATGTGCACTTCGCCTCGCCCATTTTCTTCCCTCCGTTCCGAGGGTTGTGCCAGTACATCTGTAGCTTCAGCATCTTCTTCCAGTTATGTATCGCCCAGTCCCACCACCTGCGCCAGTTCAGCCGCGTAGTCTGGAGCTTCTCCCCCGACAGCAGTTTATCGTATAGTACCGAAAATGTTAGTAGCATCGCGCATCACCCCGCATGTAGGAACAGGAGCGACTTGAGCTTCGGCCAGCCGTATCTCTTGGGCACGTGCTCGTCATCCAGTGGTGAGCCTACCCTGATGAACCCGAGCTTATTATCGAGCTTGAGCCTGCACACCGCGATACCGACGAGCGGGTCGAATACGTCACTGACTGAGCACTTCACCCGGGCGGTCATACGTCTATCGCGCGTCCTCGCAATACCGGACACGCGCCTCCTCTTTTTATCGACGTAGAATCGGTACTTGATATACTTCGTTTCCACGTCTATGATTGGTGGTATATGATATAGCTCCATTCGCATCACCATTCACATCACCTCTCACACCACGCATGTCAGGCAGTACCCGCATCTCGGGCATCGCCTCGTGTCATCGTTCACTACCTCGCCACAGTACGGACATTCCTGCATCATTCATCACCTCCGTCGTCGTCTGAACATGCACGCATCACCTTCCGCAAGTAATTCAGGAACTTTCGCGCGAGTCCCTTGCTGTTCTCCGCGTGGTAGAACACGTAGTCCTCCCAGTCGTAGTACGGTGTCTCCTCGCACGCGGCCCTACGCTTTATCCCCTCGTATATAGCAATCGGGCACTTCACACAATCGTCTGCGAAGAACCTCGCGCAGAGCGGGCAGCCGAAGAAAATCCTCACATCCTCGATATCCTCTACACCGACCACCTCCGCCGCGTGAGTCTTTATATCGCGCATGTTCCCTGTCACGTCATGCTTCGTGAGGTACTCCCACAGGCGTAGCGTCTCCTCCATCGCCGTCCTCTGCTCCTCATTCATCTTCATCGTCGGCCCTCCTCAGCATTTCAATCACTTTACCCACGTGTTCCGCGCAGCCGAGTATCGCGACGTTCGCCCTGTCAATCCTGACGTAGCACACGGGCCCGCCGTTCCTTATCACACGTTCGCACTTTTCACAGCTCATGGTAATCCACCTCGTTCAGTAGTGTCAATTTTCGACCTTCATACGTGTTGAATGCGAACCTACCCGCGTGTGGGTGGTAGTAGTACCATATACCGAACCTCTCAATCTCCTCCAGTTGCACCCTCACGAGCATGGGCTTCTCCTCCGCAACTGCGGCGAGTGCCGACGCGAGCACTCTCGCATCCACCTCGTCCTGGAGCACCGAGAACGCGGGCGTCCTCGTCGTGCGGTGGACCTTATGGAACTTGTACTGGAACGTGCGCCCGTTCCTGAACCAGTTCGTCATGTCCCGCTTGATGACCTTGTACCCCACGACGTGTCGCGGGAGTTGGAACAGCCCGTAGTTCGGTATCTCGTACGCTATACACATCACATCACCTTCCACCAACACTCGCAACCCCACACGATACGACCGTCATCGAGTCGAATCTTCGGGTTCTCGTGCTGCGCCTCCACGACGAGCTTGTACAGCCATCCTTTCGAGTCATCCTCCGGCGGTACCTCCTCTCCCTCGTACGTGCCGTAGAGTGTAGTACCATCTTCGAGGAGCACAGCGACTCTATCGCCTTTCTTTGCCATCGTCCATCACCTCGACGAAACATTTCTCGCACAGCACGGTGATAGGGTATATACCGAACGCGTCCTCGTCGAACACGATGTAGTTCTCCGCCACGCGCTCCGTACTCTCGCACCTGTCACACGTCCACGCGTAGGAGTATTTACAAATATGTTTCACGTCTATCTCATCCCTGACACGCGCGACACGCACGTATCTCTTCCCGTTCCTGATGAATTGTTCATACGTCATGTGTCATGTCACCCCCCTCGTATCGTGTACTTCACCGCGAGTATGAGCCTGTCCCATAGCGACGGCCTGTCCTCGCGCGTGATGTACGACCGCTCGAAAATATCGTTCTTCACGATGTATTGCTCGCCATCGACCCCTGTCACGAGCCAGTCCCCGGCCTCGCCTCGCATCCGCCCCTCGAGCGTATCCACGTACACGCGCTCTTTCAGGCGTATCGCTTTAATCGGGATAGGTTTCTTTATCGCCAATTCTTCCATATTACACCTCTCCTATATTTTCTATATGCTCATAGTATATAAAGGTAACGTTAGACCCCTGAACAGATATGCCTGTACGGGCAGTACACGCACCTGAACCCGACGTTCGGCACCCCGCCGCGCTTCACCTCTTCGTCGAACTTGTGTAACTTCTGAAGCCACTGCTCGTAATACTCCTCCGTCTCGTCCCATGCCACCTTCTCCTTCTTCTCGGTGCGCAGGTACACCACCACCGCGTCCCTTTTCTTCCCATCGATACGCTCCAGCAGCCGGACGTATACGGACACCTGCATCACATGTTTCTTACTCTTCTTCAGGCTCGTCTTCCAATCGACGAGCGTGTCCTCCGTGTACAGGTCGGGGGTCATGAGCACCTCCGTCCCGTCATCGAGCGTGATGACGAACTTCTTCTCGACCGTGCCCCTACCGTACTCCTCGACACTCTCGGGCGAGATATCAATCTCCTCTCTCATCACCGCGTCGAACATCTCGTTACTCATCTCGTCCCGCACCTCGTCGTACGCTATACTCTTCCGCCCGCTCTTGAGATAGTTCTCGACGAACCTGTGCACGACGATACCGCGCGCGGTCATGAGATGCGGTTCTTTGAGCCGTTCCTTTTTCCTGTCCCTGTCGAGCACGTGCCTGCGGCTGCACCCGTCAATTATCTCCGTCACGTGATATGCCAACTAAATCACCCCGCTTTCGCTTGAACATCGCCAACGCTCTCTCGTACTCCTTCAACATCATCTCGTACACTTTGAGCTTTATATTCTGCTCCTCCACCAGCTCCTTATCCACCAGGTCTTTCTCCCCTATCCTGTGCAGGTTCTCCCGTAGTATCCTGTTCACGACATCGCTCTTCGTGCCGGGGGGGAGCGAGTCAATCGCGTCGCTGACCTCCGGCTCGAGCGAGAACGTGTGCACCTTATACTTCACCCCGTGCCTGCTCGGCCTCGCCACGTTCACAGCCTCCTACCAATCTTGACTATCTGCTCCCCGTCCTTATCCTTCGTCACGATGATGGAGCCGTTGAGTTTACAGGTGTAGTACACCTTATCCACCTCCGCGCTCGTCATCTGGTAGAACTTTTTCAGGAACCGCTTGAGCACCGACAGCTTCATCTGCCCGTCCTCCTCCTCGTCGAGTATCGATGTGAGCATGTTATCCCACACGTTCTCCCGGAGCATGTCCCTGTTATGCATCTCGTTCTCGAGCAGGCGCACCGTCTCGGTATCGATGGGTATGTCGGGGAACGTGCCGCGTGCGACGGAGAGCCCGATAGCGAGGCGCCTGTAAATCTTCTCCTCGAAATGCGGTATCCCGACCCCGTCCCTCTCCGCGATTACGTCGAAGAAATCGTTCAGCTCTTTCATGTCGAGCCTGTGCCCGCACTCCTCGGTCACGCGCTCGAACGTGCGCTCGACCTCGTCCTTCATCCCGAACGTCTGCGGGTCGCGTGTGTAGTCCTCCGCCCGTGCGAGCTCGACGTAGAGTCGCGCTTTCTTACGCCCGGGGAAGAACGTCTGGAACGAGAACCTACGCGCGAGCCCGGACTCGAGGCGTAGGGTAGTGGGTCGCATACCGACCCAGAAGGTGAAGCCTATCCCCCTGACCTCGATGGAGCCGTATGCGAGGTCCTTCGTCGCGGAGTCGGTATCGAGCGCGGTCATGAGATATATCTCGTTATTCCCCGCTCCTTCGCCCTCCATGATATATTTCAATGGCTGATAATCATCCGCCGCGACTATCCCGCGCTTGTACCGCTCGAACACGCCATCGGTCTGCCCGTCCTTATCACGCGTGCCGAGCCATGACTCGACACTGAACGTGCTCCTGACAGATGTGGGTAGGATGGGTATCCCCGCGAGTATCCCGCTCCTCGGCTCGAGTATGGAACGGAACAGGATGGACTTGCCCCATCCACTCCCCGTGATGAACACGAGCGGGATACGGAAGTTCATGGGGACGCCATGGTCCTTATACCCGCCCTTATCAATGTTCGCGAGGTTGAGCAGGTGCGCGCCGATGCTCGCTGATGCGCGTTCGAGGAACGACGGCGGGAGGTCGAGCTGTCTATCGTGTAGCGCCGCGCGCATTGAATCGTAAATTGACATGTGAATGTTCCTCCGTGTGTAGTGCGCCGCCCTGCCCGGTCGGGCGGCGCGTGTGTGTGTGCGGTGTTCATAGGTACTCATCTATGAACTCTTCTTCCGTGCCGAGCCACGGCTCTCCGAATACGAGTTCGTGCAGTATCCCGTCCCAGCTCTGGTCCAACAGGTAGGGTCTCTTCTCCGTCTTCTTCTGGAACGCGTTCTTCTCGACGCGACAGAAGATACGGTCTTTCTTGATTAGTCCGCGCTTGGGATGCACTACGCCCTGTTGTAGCTTGAGCCGGATATCGGCGAGGAACAGGAGTTTGGTATACCCGTCACGGACGCGTCTGCCCGTCGCAGTGTTGTTGACATACTCGTCCTTCATCCGCGACGTGAATACCGTGTGCTTACCCGCCTCTTTCGATTTCACGACCAGCCAGTCCAGCTTCTGATACACGAGGGAGTACTGCACACTCCCCGCCTGTTGTGAGTAGAGGGACTTCTTCCCGGTCTCCGAGAGGGTCCACAGCTCCGCCCAATCGCGCAGGTCGCGCGAGTTATCGAACACGATGAGCTCGACGGAGGGCTCGTTCTGGACGACGTAGTTCCAGAATGCCGCAACGTCACCCCAGTCCTTCGGCTTGAAATACTTCGTCCGCCCGAGCTTCGCCATTATATGTTCGCATTTCCCCTCCGTATCGCACATCGCCATGCTCTCTTTGAGAGCTATGGCGAAGTGGGACTTGCCGACCCCGTCCTCGCCATACACCTCTATACAGAGCGGCGGAACCCTCCCCTCCTTGACCGTATCGAATCCGTGGAACTTCGGGACGGGGAGTTTGCCCATGTGTAGCGATGGTCCTTTCACGCTACCACCCGAATCTCCAACGGATATCTTCACGTCTACTCCTCCTCTGCGTACACCGCTTTAGCGGAGATTGTGATGTCCCTGCCCTCTCTCTTGGTGGGGATACCTATCACGGCTACCGCGTCGCCTTCATTGAGCTCTGGAGTGCCTTCGGGCAGCCAGATTGTCACACCACCCGAGAACTTGTCCATGAGCTCGATACCTCCGCCGTAGTCCGTGTCGAACTTCCTGCCCACCCAGCCCTGCACGAGCACGGGGGTGTTCAGGTAGTCCCACAGGTCGTCTATGGGCACCGGCTCCAGGCTCTCGATGAGGGCTACGGGGTCAACCTGCTCGCCCTCGTACTGCTCCCACTCTCTCGACAGGACGGTGATTTTGCCACTCGCCTGTTTGTAGAGCACGGTGAGAGCGGCGACCTGGTTCAACGGCACCGCCTTCAGCATCGCGCTCCTGTCCCTCCTGTCATCCGACCAGAAGGACAGGCGCTCGAGATGCCAGCCCCGGCCATCGAGCTGGCCGAGGTTGACGAGTGCGATTACGTCGAACACTGTCGCATCGTTCACCTGTCGCGGGTCCCCCCAGCCGAGGGGAATCACGGGTATCTTCGCCTTATCCCCGCGCAGGACGTTCGAGTACTGTCCCTTCACGATGGATAGGGCGCCCCAATCCGAGACTCCCTTCTCCTGGTAGGTCGCCATCTCCTTCACGATATCCTCGACGCTGACACCTACGATGTCGGCGACACGGGATATTTCGTTCTCTATTTCTTCGTCCATGGTACTTACCTCCTATATGGGGTGACTGTTAAACGACCACAGGCGCGGTATATCGAGATTGACTTTCTTCACAATCTCGCGTTCGAGGCCCGGGTCGAGCTCGATACCGAGTCCTATCCTGCCCAGCTCGTCGCACGCGCGTATCGTCGTGCCCGTGCCGAGGAACGGGTCGAGGACTAACTCGCCTTCGAGTGTAAAATGTTGAATGAAATAGTATGGCAGAGCCATAGGGAACACCGCACGATTTTTTGAAGAGCGAGGGGTATAATCGTGCTCGAAATATATTAAATTTGTGAAACCCCTGTCCGCCGCCCTGTGCTCGAATATCCTCCTCCCGGCGTGCTGGCGGGAGAAGCACACGATGAACTCGTATGCGGGGTATGCCATCCCCTCGTTAATCGTCGGCTGGGGTCGTTTCGCCCATATGAACAGCTCCTTGAGATAGCGCTTGTAATCGTGGAACATGTCCCAGATTACCTCCCAGTTACCCCTGATGGGCTGGATGTTGAGGAACACGTAGTACCGCGATATACGGAGCATCTCGTCGAGTGAGGTGTAGAGCAGGTGCCGGTACTCGTCGTATGACAGGTTATCGCCGTACCCCTCATACTTCTCCGGCAGTGTAGTTATATTGTTGAAGTTGTACGGCGGGGAGGTGAGGCAGATATCTACCGAGTCACCCGGCAGGCCCGGGAGTATCGCGAGCGAGTCCCCTATCACGTAGGGCTTCGGCCTGCCCGGCCACCACTCCGGCACGTCGAACTTCCTCACGCCGACCACCTCTCCCCGCATATATTACACACGAACTCTCTCATCGTGCCGAACGTGGGTAGCTCGGTTATGTTGCTACATCTACAGTGCGGACACGTCACGGAAGACCCTCCTGATGATGTACTTGTGCAGCTCCCCGATGTCACACCGGGTGTAGTTCTCCGAGTTTTGCAGGAACTCGTACGCCTTCCCGCTCTTGCTTATATCGATGAGGTGATACGCGATACCCCGCATCGAGCAGTAGTACGCCATGCGCTCGTACCGCGACTCGCTATCGTACCTCACCGCGTCGAAGATGTCGGGCGCAATCTCGTTATCGTGGAACAGCGAACGCGTCAGCCCGAGCATCGCCTCGTTATCCGCACCGTCGGTGACAGCGATGAGCAGGTCACCCGGTCGCGCGTGCTCGGAGCGTGCGAGTACGAGCATGGAATCGAAGAGTGGCGTGTAGCCGAAGAATCTGATACCCCGGAGCACGTTCTTGACGAGCGAGATATCGCGCATGCCGAACGTGTCACAGAGTGGTGGCGCTATCTGCGCGAATGTGGAGACGGAGAACCGGAGCTCGGCCCTGTGCAAGGCTACCGCGATGGTGAGGAACGCGATGTGGGACCGACGGTCGTCCATCGAGGCGGAGGTATCGAACAGGAGCAGGACCCTGCCGTTGAACCCGCTCTTTTTCGCCCTGTTATAGATATCGGTGGGTATGTCGAAATGCTTCCGCTCGATGTATCGCTCGATATCTATCTCGACCCCTGCGGGGGTCTGCTCATCGCGCCTGCTCATCCTGTTCCGGAGCTGGAGTAGCTCGTCCGCAATCCTGTTCACCGCGTTCATATCCTCTTTCAGCCCGCTGTCGTAAATATCCCCGTTCGAGTCCACGGCGAACTGTAGCTTCATGCTCGCCTCCGCGAGTTCCTCCACTTCCTTCAACTCCTTCTCGCCGACGTGCAACTTCTCCGCCTCGACGAGCTCGTTCACGGGGTTGAGCCCGTCGTTGTAGTTCGCTATCTGCGTGAACGTGTACTTCCCGAGGAACATACGCGTCGCCATGCGCGCGAACTCGGGGTCCCTCACGTCGAGCTTCTTCAGCTCATCCCCGAGCTCGGTATCGGTGCCGGGTAACGCGACACCGGTGAGCATGTAATACACGATAGGTAGGAGCACGGTGAGCAGGTCTGTCGGCCCGTGCTCGCGCGGTGCCCCGCAGAAGGCTTGCGTATCATCGAGTGACTTGACCGCGGTGTCCCACATATCCCTGACGAGCTCCCTCATCCCGCGGTACGTCTCCGTGCCGAGCAGGTCAACGCGGTAGTCCTCGAACATGTTCGTGGTGAACATCACGATGTTCGTCCTCACCTGACTGTACTCCGTCACTACATTGATAGGCTTTAGCTCCGTCATCACGACGTGCATGCACTCGTGCCATAGCGCATACTTCAGCTTTCGCCACGCACGCGCGTGTGCCTCCGGCGTGTTCTTCGCCCCGAATGTAGTCATGTAATACGGTATGAAAATTATCTCACGATACGTATCGGTGCGAGGCGTGCTCGAGCTCACTTCCAGCCGTAGCTCTCTCACCTTCCCGCCCGTCCACAGCTCGGACAGCACGTCGAGCTTGCGCCTGACCAGTATAGTGTGTCTCCTGAATGCCGTATCATATAAGCGAATCGACATACTCATCTACCCCATCCTTTATCTCGTTCCCCCACTGCGAGTACACGTCTATCACCGTGTATTTCAGCGCCTGCCTCAACTCCATCCCGCCCACTATGAGCGAGCACACGGCGACTGACTCGCGTATCGACGGGCGGTAGGGCAGGTACTCCGTCTTGGACTTGCGCACGCCCCTGACGACCTTCACCGCTTTCGCGCAGTCCGCTTTGTGTGCTGGCGGAATATCGAGCACGCTCTCGACGAGTAGTATCTCTTCCTCCAGCGACGACGGGTAATCGACGTACACGCGTATGGCGAACCTGCTCAGTATCGCGGTGGGTAGCTGTCGCGTCCCGATGTGGTCGAGTGAATTGAGTGTCGCGACGGGCCACCAGCCCTCTTTCGCCTTGACGACGCCGTTGTGTAGGGTGAGCTCGCGCCGTGCGTCGAGTGCCTCGTCGAGCCGGAGTATCACCCCGTCATCGGCGGTCGTCAGCTCGTCGAAGCATGTGATACCGCCCTGTTTCATGGAGCGTGTGAGCAGCCCGTCCTCCCACTCGATATGCCCGTCAGCCTGCTCGACATACTTGCCCACGATGTGGTGCTCGCGTATGCCGGCGGAGCACGGTATGTTCGTGAACGGTATGTTGTGTATGCGTGCGAATGCGGTGACCGCGAGGGTCTTGCCGCAGCCGTGCGGGCCTATGAGGAGCGTAGGTATCTTCAGCTCGTAATACCGTTCGAGCATGGGTATGAGCTTGTTATAGTCGTAGTACTCGCCGTAGCTCCGCACCTGCTCCTCCTCGTTCTCGACGTTCTTCCCCGTGTACAGGAACTTGTTCCCCATCTTCATCACGAGGCCCGTTTTCACGTAGGACTCCATCTCGGCGTACACCTCTACGATGTCGCCTCCCTCGCCACATGCGCGGAATAGCTCGCTCGCCGTGGCTTCGCCTAATTCTTTCAATTTTTCAAAATACATATACTTCACTCCGTTGTGATAGTAGCAATACTTGCATAGAGAATTTAGTGCTCATAGTATATAAAGGTTACTATGAACACTTGATATGCGAATAGATTACGTGCCCCGTGCTCACTTCCCACGGTACACACGTATTGTGAAAAGAGCCACTGCGAAGGCGACCTCCCGCTTGTTCTTGAGGAGCCTGCACAGTGACTCGAGTTCCGCCTCGAAATTCATACCCGGGTAGATATGAATCTCGTGCACGAGTGTAGCTATCTGTTGCCTGCGCTTCTCATCCAGCTTGAGCATTCGGTTCAACCTCGACAAAGAGCATTGGAAGTAGATACCACACGCCCAATTTAAACTCTTCGTCGTTCTCGACGCATTGCAGCAGGGTCTTTACAATCTCTGCCGTCCTCACGGTCTCCGTGATGTCGCCCGACACACGCTTTCTCACGCGTTCGAGAATACGCTTCGATATCTGCTCGACCTCGTTCCCCGTCATCGACTTGTCGGGTACGATAGGTCTCGGATTGTGCAGGGCGAGGATGGTCGCTGCGAACGCTTCCTCTTCCCGGGTGTACCCATCGAATGCGGAGATGTCGCCGAAGAGGTACAAGTCTGCCTTGTGTTCGTTCATATCCGCTATTACCTCCTCCGCCCTCTCATGTGTGAGGCCGAAGTGTACGGAGAGTAGTTCGTCTCCCGTGCTGTCTTTTTTCATACGGACCTGCATAGGCCCGACCTTTTCATATCCTTTCGTCATATCATTCACACTCCTCCCCGCAACTCGCTCTGCGCGGGGGTCAAAAATTACCCCCTCCCTTTTGACGGGGAGGAGGAGTATGTATATATTAGTTACCCGCCGAACAGGGAGGACGTCAGATGTATCCTCTCCATGATGTGGGGGAAGATGCAGACGGCGCAGTAGTGCGCCTCCCGCTCATCTTTCGGCACCTTCGACATGACGGTGACGAAGATGTCGGTCAGGCTAACCATCTCTTCATCCTCGCCGCCTGTCAGCTCGTCCAGGAACTCCTCGGACTTGATGTACTCGTCTATCTCCGCCGAGCGCTCCTCCGGTATCCCGAACACCACGTCGAGCATGTCGGCGTCGTGGTCGAGCTCGAATGGTAGTTTCATGCGAGATACCTCCATCCGCCGCATATCAGAGCGCCGAGCTCCTGTTTGTTCCCCGCTACCTCGACGAGAAGTTCGTACTTCTGCGAGCGGCTGCACGCCTCGTCGCCGTACCTCTCGTGCTGTAGCCTGGAGACCTCTGCCATGAGGGCCTCCAGCCGTTCCCTCGATGTGTCGAAGGCCTCGGACAGCGTCTCCGTGCCCAACAGCACATCGAAACCGAGTGGGCTCACGCCCACACATTTCTTTCCTTTCTCCATGCTTATTCCTCCAATCACTCCCACGCCTTGCGCCCACAACGGGTGCAGATGGCTGGGAATGAAGCGTTACGCATACCGCACCTCGTGCATTTCCACATGGGTGCGAAATAGTCGATGGGGTGCTTACTCTGCACCGCCGTCATAATACTCCTCTCCCTCGACTGTCCACATGCGGTGCGCTTCCATCACGCACTCGCCGTCGTCGTACGGATGCTCATCGATGTACCACTCGATATCGTCGGGTATCTCGATGATGGTGTAAGGATGCGCTTTAGTACCCAACTCCTCTATCGCCTGGATGAATAGAGGGTCCGTCCTCTCCACGAGATGGAGTGGCGGGATTGCATACTCCTTCACCTTCTCCGAATCGGGATACGCCCCGACATCCTTCGTGGTATACTCCCGCGCCTCCGGGAATATACGCACATCGAGTGTTCGCTGGTACTCATCCCAACGCACCCATCGCCACCTATACTCGAGCATCTGGATGACGTACGTGGTCAACTCCACGCCCTTGAGTGCGTAGTACCGCAGGATGAGGTCCCTCGGCATCCTCGCTTCAGTCCTTTTACTCAGCCAAATCTTTATACGCCCGCTCATTCCGCATCACCCCCTCCACTTCTTCCTTCTCCTCTTCGAGATGACCTGATTGGCATCTCTACTCTTCGTTCTGGCGCAGCCAGTCCGGTCCTGTCCCGCACGTGAGCCGTGTACGGAGTGTATCTCGGCCTTGCACGGGTGAAAGAGTTGTCGTCCCTTTCCATACTTATATCCCGCACGGAGGGCCTCGATAAGTTGTTTCTTCGTCCACACTATCATCACACACCACCTCGCTCAGTAGCTGGCGAGTATCTTCGGCTTCTTCCCGTCCTTCTCCAACACGGCGTGCAGCTCCACGAAGTCAATGAACGACTGCACCGCCGGATGCTCCTCGTCTATCTCCTCGCCGTAGACGTTCTTGTAGCGGAGTATCACCGCTTTCTTGACCTCGGGGAGTCTTCGACGAAGCACGGCGTTGGGTATCACCTCGCCGTCGTAGTTCATCCAATCCTCATCTGTGAACTCCGGATGCTCTGCGAACGCCTCCGGCACGAGGATTTGTGTGGCGTAGGGCGAACCGTGGTACGCTTCACGGAGGTATCCTACCTTCCCCGCCGTCACGTCGAAGCCGCAATACTGCGCCTCTCTCTCTTCACGTGTCATGTCCTTCCAACGGAGATATACGTCTATCCCCATTCACATCACCTCTTCGAAGAACCCGGAGTGGCGAAGTGCCCGATAGGCCGCACGTCCGGGGGTCAGTCCTTCCTCGAACCAGTCACGATAGGGCTGGTCGGGGAGGTCGTCGCTCACAATGCCGATGTTCCTGTCGAGAGTGTTATCTAACTCCCGCATCCATTCTTCAAATTCCATTTACTCACCTCCATGTCCGCACACAACGGACTGTCACGCCCGCACGGCGTGTACCATGCGGGCCGCGGTCCATGTGCGACGAATTAGTTAATAACTAACTAATGATTAATTAGTTATTAATTAATTCTACCCTACCTTACGCACTTCATAGCGTGTGAGCTTGCAGCCGAAGCGCTCCAGCTCCTCGGCTGTCAGCTCTGCACCACGTTTCTCCCTCGGCACTGACATCTCGAGATGCCAGTACTCGGCGCACTCCGCTGCGAGCTGCACGGGCAGGATACCGACGACTCTCTTCCCTCGCACGAGCTCGGGCGTTGCGTGAGTGATGACCCGCGCCTCCCCGAACTCGGGATGGTGCTTGTTGAGCCACTGCAGGGCCCCGACGTGTCTCGTCACAATCACCGTCTCCACGCTCATATCATCCCTCCCATTATCGATTTGAAGGAGGCGAACCCGGTCGTTAGACCGAGTATCAATTCCTGTTCGTTCCGGCAGGTCTCGATTATCACCTCGACGACTCTGCCGGCGTCCATCATGCCCTTCATCTCCGCCTCGGTGAGCACTTTCATCCCGAGCTCACTGGCGAGCTCGTTCACCCGCTCCTCCGTCAGCCCGAGGTCCTCGTAGAGAGCGCTCTCGGCGTGCTTCTTCGTGTCGAACCCGTGGAGGACGAACTTGTGCCCCCCGAACTCCTTCTCCACCTTCTCGTACTTCATCCCTTCACCTCCTTCCCGAGCATGATGAATGCCGTGACGCACACGGTGAGCAGCCATGCGAGCTCCTGCTGGTCCTCTGCGACTTCGAGGGCGACCCGAAGTGCGTCCGCCGTCGTCATGTGTTCTCTCTTCTCCAGCCCGGTCACGAAGCCGGTCTGGAGTTCCTCCATGCGCTCATCGGTGATGCCGAACATCTCCGAGAACGACTCGTTGGGGGTCTCGTAGAGCATGATACCCCCGGCATTTTCCTTTCCAAATTCCATTTACTTACCTCCTGTCCCGATATTTGCACGGGACTGTCCCGGTATAGAGGGGGGATGCCCCAACATACTCGGGGTTCCGTGCGTGACGTCACTTCAGGAGCTGTGCGGCGCACCTGCGAATATCGATGCGCAGTGCTCCCATCTTGGCGAGTTTCTCGATTACGACGGGGTCGTTGAGGCACTCCATCGTGTTCATGCGGTAGACACTCCTCGCCTGTTTGTATCTCTCGTGGGAGAGTAGGAGATTTTTCAACTTCTCTTCCGCCCCGTCCACGACACTCATTCCCACACCTCGACGACTTTATTCTCCGTATCGAGGGCCACGTGCTGGCCCTCGTGTCCCCTGCGCCGGCAACAGATGAAGGGTAGGTCGTCCGGCTTCGTCTCCCGGCAGGCCCTGTAGTAGGAATCGGGGAACACCTCCCCCTCCTCCACCCGCATCCCCGGCTCGTACCACACATCGACAATCTTATCCTCGTCTGTCACGGCGACGTGCGCTCCCTCGTGCCCCGCCCTGCGACAGCAGAGGTAGCCGGAGTGCCTCGCCGTGCACGTCTCACTCGCCTTCTCCGGGAACTCGGGGTCCCCGGGCTCTACATACTTTCCCGTTTCGTATTCCATTTCGTTCACCTCGTAGCGCCCCGACGTGCGGGGCGTAGGGCTGTGCACCGGGGTCGAACCGGGCACCGGGCCTTGAACCCTTACAGCCTGCTGATGTATATCTCGTAGCGTCCGAGCCAGAGGGTCACGTCACGCCCCGTCACTGCGCACCCCAGCGTGAACGTGCTGGTGGTAAGCACTTCGAGGCGCATAGGCCCGACAGCATATGCTCTCCTCACGAACCTCCCCATGCGCATCACCTCCGATTGCGTGCGATTCGCATCCGCCGGATGCTCATTAATAACTCCTCGTGCTCTAACTCCGCTTGAAGGAGTGTAAATTCCACCTCTTCCTGCGGGGTCTTGTACTTGAATTTTTCCAACTGCTTGAGCCGTTCTGCCCGGTACGCCCGTGCTCCCTCGTACGGGCTGTCGCCCAGCAGCCGCAACTCCCCGCCCTGCTCGAACGGGAAGACGGAACAGAGAGCGTTCAGGCGACGGCGCACGTCCTTGAGCTGCGGGGTCAACTCACGCAACTCCGACTCAAGAGCCTCGACGACGGGGCCGAAGCGCGGGTCCTTGAGGCGTGTAGATAACTCCACGTCGTGAACGAGTGCGTGCGCACGGAAGGACAGGCGACGATGCTCTATCGCCAACGAGCGTATCTCTACAGATAAAAGAACCTGAATCCGTGTTATCGACATAGTGCGGCACCTCATAAATCTTGACAAAAAAAAATATTCGCCCCAGCATACGCTGGGGCTTGTCTCAGATTGGGGCTTCACTCCTTGAGAAGCACTTCCGATTCGTCGAGTGCTTGCCTGATGTCGTCACACGTCGGGGACTCGTCCCCTACGAAGTCCCAACGAATGAATTTCCCGTCGCCCTTGCTTTTTGCGACAGGCACAGCTTTCGGGACAGGCTTTCCCTTGATTTCTTCTGCTATCAGCGCTATGATTGAATTCAGGCGCTGGGCGTCGTTGATATTCCTTGAAACTGTCTTAGACAGTGTCATCAGGCGGGAATACCTTTTATGTTCGCTCGTCTGGCTCGTCACCTTTGCTCTTTCAAGCGCCTCTTTTGGGTCAACACCCTCAGATATCAGCGCTTCAAAGACTTTTGGGTCTATTTTCACGTTCATTTTCTTTCAACTCCTAACGTGTGCCCCCGCACACGTCACATGCATATTATCCTCATGGTATATAAAGGTAAAATGATATTTTTCAATGTCATTTTTTGTAATAATGTTATGATATCGGGTCGAATTGTAACGTTTTGACAGGAAATGTGCAAAAAAATAGGCACTTTTTGAAGGGACAAACCGGAATTCCCCCTTCCTCCTCAAAATTTGCGGGAAAAATTTTACAAAACAAACCTTAATAACTAATTTTCATTTCCTATTAAGGAACAAAGTGTTATATACCCACGCGCGCCATACATACCGCGGAGGAAAACACATGAGACTGCCAACACTGCGCGACCTCATGACACAGCGCGAACGCGCACGAGCGCAAATGGCCCCGTTCAAGCCGAAAGGGTACTGCCCAATCCACGGGCGCGTCAACATGGTCAAGGTCGCGAAGCGCACGCCCCTCAACCGCGTGCACATACGCTGGGAATGCGAGGAGTGCGTCACGAGCCTACACTCATATCGCGCCTTCAGGACAGGGTGAACACAAAGTATTTAACCCACTACGCATATACACACCACAGGTAGTGCGGAGTATATATATGCTATGCACACACACAAGGGGTGAAGAGGGTTAGAATTAATTAATAACTAATGAATAATTAATTAGTTATTAACTAATTCCTACTGAAATGAGAGCGAAATTTTTAATACTCACATGCGCATACTACATAACCATGATAACGTACGACCATGGATACAAAGTGCAGGCGAGAGAGATTAGCTCGCTCAGAAGGGTCAGAGGACGATTGTACATCGAAGGCGAGCCCGTGTGTATAACACAGGACGGGAAGGTCATGTCAGGCTGGCTCGAGATACAGAGGATACGCAAGCTCGGGTATGAGCGCGTGTACTGCGTGGTGGTGCCGAATGAGTGGTAAGGAACTGAAGCTGAGGAAGGACGGCGAGGTCGATATGAGACAATTCAACCCCGGGTCGAAGGTCAAGAAATCGAAACGACGCTCGCTCGAGAGAGAGATACGAGACAAGAAGATTGCGCGACTGTTCCAGTACATGAGCGCGAAAGAGATAGGTAAGATGTTCAACATCGACGAGAGGCGCGTGTACCAGATTATAAAGGAACAGGAACGACGCGGCATCGACGAGCTGAAGGGTGAGTCGAAAGAAGTGTTCGCACAGGAAGGGCGACAGCGGCTCGAGTCACTCATCGATACCTCGCTCAAGATGATACGCGATAGCGAGGAAATCGAGGATACGGAGACGAAGCTCAAGATACGCGGCATGGCGATTGAGAAGGCGAGGCAAAGTATAGACTCATTGCACGAGCTTTATAAATACATGGGCATTTTCGCTGAACACACCGTCAACGCGAACATCAACGTGACGGAGAGTAAGGAATGGGAGAGGCTCAAAATGGCCATCATGACCTTCCTCAAATACGAGCTCGGGGTCGACCCCGCCCTGTTCTTCAATTTCATGGATAAGGTCGAGAGCGACCCGACCTACCTCGACAGGCTCGTCAAACAGGGGCCGAAAGAGGTGAAAGAGGCGGAGGAGGAGAGCGTGCTCGATGTCGAGTTCGAGGAGGTCAGTATGCACGGGGTCGAGGAATCGTACGGAAAGCGTGAGGAGGACCTCATGGATGAAATTCACGGGGGATGATATAGCAGAGGTCTCGTCGCTCAATCCGCTCTACGCACAGCTCAAGAAAGACGCGGCGAGAGAGAACATGGGGCTGATGACCGACTTCAGCAAGTTCGAGTACCTGATGAAACGCGCGGACAGGATTGTAACGGAGCATCCGGAGATACTCGAGAAGTTCTACATCAAGGTCAGCCCCGTATCGGGGAAGGACCTGCGCGGGCCGAAGATTAACAAGTCGTCGCTCATACAGACCGCGCTGTACTACAGGGCGAACCCGTGGAGGTTCGCGCACGAGGTCATAGGGCTCAACGTGATAAACAAGACCACACCGCGCGGGGTCGTGTTCAAGCACTTCACATACGAGCAGAAGATGTACCTGCGCGCAGTCCTCGACATGAGAAAGCCGAAGGTCATCGCGACGTGTAACAGGGGCGGGGCGAAAACGTGGCTCAACGCCATCTCAATCGCGCTGTTCGAGTGGGCGGTGCCGAAGGTCAAGATAACTATACTCGGGGGCTCGGACGAGCAGTCGCAGAACGTGTACAACTACTACAGGACCTTCGTCGAGAACTCGGAGCTCATGTCACTCGTCGATGGCGAGGTGATGAAGAGGCTGACAAAGTTCAAGCACGGCGGGTACGTCAGGTCACTCCTCGCCTCGGAGAAGAGCGCGCACGGGCCACGACCCGATATACTCTTCCTCGACGAGGTATGCGACGCCGACCCGAGGATTATCAAGGGCGCGATGCCGCAGGTCCTGACAGCGCGGGAGATGAAGATTGTCGCGACGAGCACGCCGCACAAGTACATACACATCTTCCATGACTGGTGGGACTCGGGCGAGTGGGACAGGCATCACTGGGATGCGTACAAGTGCCCGTGGATACCGAGGAAGAATATAGAGGCGCAGAAGAAAGAGCTCACCGAGGACGAGATAGAGATTTGGCTGCTCGGTAACTTCGCGTCGCTCACAGGGTCGGTATATCGCAAGGACTTACTAAGGAAGGCGAGTAGCGAGATACGCGAGATACCCAAATCGACATTCGGGGCCGTCGGCGTTGACTGGGGGTACGAGCACCCGACGTGTATAATCTCGGGCGTGCTCGGCGAGGATGGCAGGGTCTACGTCGTGGACGAGGTCGGAATCAGGCACGGGGATATGGAAGGTATCAACGGGACGATAAAGGAGAGGTGCCGCATGGTCAACGGCGACGCGTACGTAGACAGCTCGCACATATTCAACAATCAACAGCTCGCGAGCACGCTCTCCAGGGATACCGTGTTCTCCGTCATCCCGCTCGTGTACAGGGCGGTCAAGGACGGGCTGATACACAACGCGAAGAGGTTCCTCGAACTCGGCAGGCTCGTAATCGACCCGTCACGTACACCCAAACTCATAGAACAGCTCTTCGCGTATCATTACAAGGAAGGGACAGAGACCCCGGCGAAAGTGAATGACGACTATCACGACGCGTTCATCAACATGCTATGGGCGTTCAGGAACGTGCTCAGCACGGAGACGGAGAGGATATACGACGCGTCGGAGCTCGTCGATATGGGCAGGGGTCGAGGCGTGAACATATTCGCACCATTAAGATTTAAGTAGTTATAACTCGTTGGTGATAATCATGTTGGAGAAGGTACCGTTCCTCAAAGGGCTGGCGAAGAAACCGAAAGAGGCGCCGAGCAAGAAACGATACATATCCGAAGCGGTGCGACCCAGGCGCTCAACAACCACCGGCGTCGCGTTCGATAGCGAGGAGGGCTGGCTCATACCGCCACACCCGCTCTCGTACCGCGACATGTACAACCTCGCACGACTCCAGGTCAATGTACGCACATGTCTCAAGGCGCTCAAGTGGGAGATTTTCAGGAAGGGGTACAAGTGGGTGCCGAAGTGGACGGCGAAGTGTACGAAGTGCGGGACGGTGTACAAGCACCTCAACGATAATCTGGTGTGCCCGAAGTGCGGCGGGGACCTCGTCTCACCCGACCCGAAAGAGTACGAACGCGCGGATAAGTTCCTGCTCGATGTGAACCTCAATCATCAGACGTTCACCGACGTGCTCGAAGAGGTCGAGGATGACCTGAACATCGCCGATGACGCGTATCTCATACTCAGGAAAGAATACTTCTACGACGAGCACGGGTACATCACGAAAGGACGCGTGAAAGAGATACTCAGGGGCTCGCCCATCGTCATGAGACCCGTGTTCAATTTCAGGACGGGCGTGCCCGGGGGCAGGTACTTCGTCTGCCCGGTGCACAGGAACAACGCGCTCGACGTGAACGCGACGAACCGCGGGTCGTGGGAGGATTACAAGGTCTCGCTCGACGAGAAGGGGAAGATGCTCGGCCCGCCACGGTGTCCGGTATGTAACAGAGTGATGTACGACGCGCACTACGTCGCGCTCAGGGCCGAAGGCGGGGAGCCGGAGCACTACTACATCGAGGGCGAGGTCATCAACGCGAAGAAGTACGTGAAAGGGTTCGCATACGGTATACCACCGCTCTACACCATCTGGGTCATGTCGGCAGCGCTGCTGTACCAGGAGATATACATCAGGGACGCGTTCGAGAAACAGAGGCACCCCCGCGGCGCTATCACGGTCTCCACATCGAACCCCGGCGGGATGCTCAACATGTGGGACACGATGGTCCAGCGCGTGAAAGAGGACCCGTACTACATCCCGTTCATACCCGTCGAGGCAGGGTTCGGCGGGGGCAGGAACGAGGGGAAGATGTCGTTCGTGTCGTTCCTCGACTCGCTCCGTGAGATGGAGTACATCCCGACGAGGGACGAGTTCAGGCAGCGTATATCCTCGTTCTACGGCGTGAGTAACGTGTTCATGAACGATACGAAAGTGAGCGGCGGGATGAACACGAGCGAAGGGCTCCAGGTTATAGTCACGAACAGGTCGGTCGAGCGCGGGCAGAAGGTGTACAACGATTACATCTTCAAACGACTCGTGCCCATGCTCGGGGTCGATAACTGGGAGCTCGTGCTGAACCCGACGGAGGAGCGCGACGTCATCAAGGAGAAACAGACGGAACAGCTCACCATGCAGATAAATCAGATGTACCAGACGATAGGGTACGAGTGTATAAAGGACCCGCAGACAGGCGAGTGGTTCTATCGCAAGGACGTGACACAGGAGCTACAGAAGGCGATACAGGTCATGCAGATGCTCGCGGAGTTGATGGAGGGGGATGAGGTGGATGGGGTGGATGAGGATAACAGCAAGGAGAAGATGACGTCGTACCAGCCGGAGAATATAGAAGGGTTCAGTGGCGAGGCGAAGGGCGAGGTCATGACAAAGGCGAGGAGCGATGGCTCGCCGAACCTCTCCTCATCGCCCACGAGCGTGCAACAGGATGTCAGGATACCCTCCGCCGGGAACAGGAACAGGGATGCACCGGGTATGGCCGGGGGGAGCAAGAAATACACGTGCAGGATATGCGGGAAAACGTTCGATAGCAAGGAAGAGCTCGGCGGGCACATGAAATCGGTGCACGGCGGTGCTGCGGGGAAGTTGGACATGTCGAGGGGGAGCGAGGGACAGCCGAACTACAGGCGCGGGACGATGTACAGGCGCGCGGTGCAGATAATGAAACAGTCGCAGTACTTCGATAACAACGTGATGAACATAATAGAACAGATGTTCAGAGGGAAACAGCCGACGATACAGCAGCCACAGCCGGGCATGGGCTCGCAGCTCAATATCAAGAAGTGAGGCGCATGGCGAGAAAGAGGTTCCAACTGCCGAAAGGTATCATCAAGCTCAAACGCACATACGCGATGCTCGAAACGAGGATGCACAAGAGTAAAGGGACCATGTATTCGGATAGTATAGGCGTCATAAACTACAAAGGGATGATAGAGCTCGATATACGCGACGTGCTCAGGCTGTTCACGAAGGACATGCTCATCATGCTCAAAAAGATAGGGAATGATATAAAGGCCGAGTACAGGAAGAAGTTTTACGAGGCGCCGCTCGAGCACCTGCACATCGCACGGGCGAGGAATAACACGACACAGGGGCTCGCGAACTCGCTCGTCGTCGCGACAGAGGAGAAGTCGGTGTACGTCTACACGAACGAGAGGAACTTCAAAGCGATTGAGTACGGGTTCGATGACGTGCCGACACTCGCACGGACGAAGGAGTGGATGGGGGAGAAAGGTATATGGGACGAGCTGGAGATAGGTAGAAGAGAGAATATCAGGGAGCCGAAGAGGTACATGGATAAAGTGGCGGGCAGGTTCAGGGACGCTATCGACAGGAACAACCCGCACTTCGGCATGTACTACCTGCACAGGGCGTACCGGGAGATAATAGAGGATAAGGAGAGGATACGCTCGCTCGGGTTCGAGGAGACGTCATGGACGGAGGACTGAAATTAATTTGAAGTCGACCCGAAAAAATTTTTATACCCCATCGAGAATCTTCAATCATGCCTTTCGGACCGTTCAAGAACTTCCAGGAAGCCGTCGAGTACGCGAAGAGCCGCGGGGTGAAGAAGCCGGAGGCTTACGCCGCAGCGATAGAGCGCAGGATAAAGAACGCGAAGCAGAAGAAAGGCTTCGACTTCAACGTGGTCAAGGATGAAGAGGACGGCGATTTCATATTCGAGGCGTGGGGCACCGTCGAGATAGTCGATAAGGACGGGCAGATACTCTCCGTCGATGACATGCTCAAGCACATGCCCACACTGATGAAAAGGGGCGCGCCCATACACTTCGGGCACACCGCACAGCACGTCGGCAAAATCATTGATTACAAGAAAGAGATGTACAAGGACGAGGAGACGGGGAAGGAGATACCCGGAATCAAGATAATGGGCAAGATTTTCGGGGACTACCCCGAGGACCTGCGCGTCAGGGACCTCATCAGGAACGGGACGGTGCAGATGGTCTCGTACGGTGGCGAGTCACACGCGAGGGAGTTCCTCGAAGGACGCGCGGGGACGGCGGAGCTGAAGAAGAAGCTGACTAACTGGGAGTGGTCGATAGTCGAGAGGGGGAAGAACATGCTGTCGAACATGACGAAGCTATTCGATGGGGGTAAGGTAACAGTCCTGGCGAAGGGTGAGGTCAGTAACGAGGACCTGCTCAAGGATGACTCGTTCAGGACCGGACTACTCCAGTCGCTCATTAATGAAGGTCTTACATTCCAGGAAGCCATGGCGACTGCCAAGGGTATCCTGGATGGCACAATAGGACAGGAGGTTGAAAGCAATATGCCTGACGAAGGAAATGCGCAGCAGAACGAAGGAGCACCCGAGGGTTCGACCATCGAGGACCTTACGAAGGGTATCGAGGACAACAGGAAATCCATCGAGGCCCTGACAAAGGGACAGGAAGAAATCCTCGCGATGCTCAAGGGGCTGCTTGAAAAAGGAAAGGAGGAAGCGAAGGACGGGGAGGAGGAAGAGCAGAAGAAGGAGCTCGTCCTCCCGAACGACAAGAACGCGGGGAAGAAACCCAATCCCCCGGCACCCATCACGAAGGGTGCGGACGAGGACCTCTCGGACAAGATTGTCAAGGGTGTCGTGACCGCGCTCAAAGAGGTGGGGTTCACCGGAAGCGGGACTCCGGAGAGACCCGCGACCGAGAACGCGCCTGAACAGGGCGAGGGCTCTGGCGTGCTCTCACCCGAGGTCGTGGCCAAGGGCTTCGAAGAGTTCCTTTCAAGCAGGCTCCAGAAGGGCGAAGGGGAGGAGTTCTCTTTCGAGAAGATGAGAGAGTCCCTCCTCGGGGAAGAACAGAGACTAACGGTATCCCATGGAGGTGCGACAAATGAGTAGACCGGCATATCTCGTGACCATAGACGATTTCGAGAGGGCGTACGGCTCGAGAGCGTTCGCCGAGAGAGTGTTCAGGTCGGATGACCCCCTGCTCACCTCAACGACCGGCGCATACGCTACGCACTACGGCGCGAAGGTATGGGCTCAGCTCAACTTCGAAACGAACCTGTTCGGTATCCTGCCGAAGGTTCCCTGGGGTCCAGAGGATGGGTGGAGAGTAATCACCGCCGCACCCAGTACTAAAGCGACTGGTGTGGCAGAGAACGGGGCTATCCCCGACACCGTGAAGCCCACCTTTGCACACGTCACCGACAAGCCCAAGTCCGTCGTGACAAATTTCAACTCATCCGAGATTGAGATTCTGTCCGCGAAGAGAGGCCAGGCTGTCAGGTGGGAGGACCTGAGAGAGGTCATGGGCGAGTTCCACAGACAGGGTATCAACGACATGCTGACGAAGAACAACGACGACGCGAAGGGCGCGAACGATATCTACGGCCTCGACCATATCGTCTCCTCGTACTCAGAGGTGCACAACATCTCGGCTATCGAGGCGAACAATGTCGACGTGTACGGCATCGACAGGGACGCTGCGGCTTCATGGGCTGACGCGACCGTCATACACAACAGCGGCACGCCCATCCCGCTCTCGCTGTCGAAGATAAACCAGCTCATCAGGTCCGTCTCGAAGGCGAGCGGTGTGTTCTCCACGAAGGACCTCGTATTCGTCACAGGATACGACACCGTGCAGAGATGGGGCGAGCTGCTCCAGCCGATGCAGAGGTTCGTCGATGCGAAGTTCACCCTCGGGAAGAACCTGACCGGTATAGAGAGGTGGGACGGCAGGGAAGGAGGCTTCTGGCTCCACACCTACAACGGTATCCCCATCGTGCCGAACCAGTTCGTCGAGGACAATCTCGCGCCGAACAACGGTCTCTCCCCGATATTCCTGTTGAACCTCAACCATCTGAAGCTCTGGGTCGATGTGCCCACGGTGTACAGAGAGGTAGGGGTCTCGTACGGGAATGAACTGCTCTACGGGAAGCTCGGCGAAGAGGGCATGTACAAGACCATTCTCGATACGGTATGTACCGGCTTCTACGCGCAGGGAAAGTACAGGGACATATCGGACGAGTGATGAGGAGGTGATTGATACGAAAGCGATGTTGATTAGGGGCGACACCAAGGACATCCTTTACGAAGGGGTCAGATACTTCTTCGTGAGCGGTGCCGTGATGGAGGTCCCGAACGGACTCGCTGATAGGCTCGAAAGCGCGCCTAACTTCGTGGTCAAGTCGAACAGGGAGTTCGACAAGCTCATGAGCAAGGCGCGTGACAAGGGCGTACCAGTCATCGAACTCGTCAAAGGAGGTGAGTGAACATGGCCTTCTCGAGTAGCTTCATAGGAGAGTACTACAACGGCCTGCACCATGTCAAGGTCTATTCGTGGGTAGCCACTGGCGTCACGAGCGGGAACATTGACACGGGGATGAGAATCAAGTACACCATCTTCGTGAACAAGACCGCTCAGCGCGGGACCGTTGACGACACCACGACCGACGGCAGGGTCGCGCTCACGAACCTGACCGCTGGCGACAAGGGATACGTCGAAGTGCATGGGTACTGAACCGCCTAACAAGAACTGCGGGGGTGAAACTCCCCCGCTCTTTCATTATTTTTTTATACCACGAGCACTATTTACTATACATGCCTTACTCAATCTCGTGCGAATATGCCACGCCTAAAGAGGTCTCCGATTTCATGGGTTACGATTTTGACGAGGACAGGGACCTCGCTCAGGACAGTGGCGGTGATGATAACAAGCTATACGTCGGGAGCGCGAATGTCAAGCTGTTCACCGTCGGCGACTCCGTCAGGGTATGGGACTCGGTGAACACCGTCGGGGAGGAGGTGACCGTCACGAGTATACAGAGCGACCACGTCGTCGTCACGCCGAACATATCGGACACGTTCACGACGGATAACAACGCGAAGTTCGCAATCCTCTCCAAGTTCACGACACGGAGTAATCCCACGCGCGCATGGGTCGAGAGCGCGATACTCCGGGCACAGGAGAAGATTGACAGGTACACACACACGTCATGGCTCTCCGATGGCAGGTTCTACGAGCAGTGGTTCCCGTTCATGCCGCATTACAGGAGACGATACCCGCTCACGACAGCCATCCCGTTCCTCCCACCCGATGTGTACTGGCACATACGCATGCCATTCGCGCCGATGCACAGGTTCGACATTGACAAGGGTGACCACCTCGACGTGTACGCGGGCACATCGTTCAAGAACTGGCTCGACCCCTCGAACGGGTACACGGAATGGGATATGGACGACGAGAGCAGGAACAAGTCGTTCTGGGTCGATTACAAGGCGGGCGATATCTTCTTCGTAGGGCACAGGCCCGCGTACACGCTCAAAGGTGTCTACGTCAGGTACAGATACGGCGAGATTGACTACGACACGATAAGCGGGTACGACGAGACGTACACGACACGCGTGCCGCTCGAAATCAAGGAAGCAACACTCAAGCTCGTCGGGATAGAGCTGCTGTCGAGGGAGAGGTACGCTACACAGCTACCCGGCGGCGAGATTTCGGGGATGGTAGATATAAAGAGGCAGATTGAGGACTGGAAGACCGATGTCGATAACATTCTCGCACTGAAGAGAAGGTTAATTGTAGGACTGGGATACTGATGCTACTGATAGAACTGATTAGGACACTCCTCAAACTACGGAGGAACGCGCTGTTCGGGACGACGGTAGAGGACTTCATCGAATGGTCCGTGCGTCCGGAGCGCTTCGTCGCACTCGCGCGACTGGTGCTGAGGCGTGTCGAGAGGGGCGAGACAGAGCTCGACCCGCAGTCTATTATGGAGTATTACGAGGCCGACGATAACGATTTCGCGAGGTTCGCCGCGTACGTGCTACACCACGCGGGGTACAGGGCGTACCTCGTAGAGCACGACGACGATGTGCTGACGTGCGTGCTCATGCTGAAGGAGGGGAAGTACCTCGAGATAACGTGGGACGGTGTGAAGAAAAGGAAGAGTGTAGAGTACGATGGGAAGTGGACGGTGCGCACATGGGACGGCACGCCACTCCTCGTGAACGGGTCGATATATATCATGGGTTGGTGACGAGAATGAACTATGTCGATAGGGAACAGTGTCTACGCGCGCAGAACGATATACGCGCAGAGATGAAGAGCGACAGGCGAGAGCTGTACCACCAGATTGAGGGCCTCATCAGACCGATGCACAGCGATATCAAGGATATCAAGTATCGGCTCAACGAGATGGAGAAGAGGCAGTACGACCTGCAAAAGCGGATGAGTCGTAACGGGAACGGGAAGAAACCGAGTGCGATAAGGAGCGATAACAAAATCATGCTCGATGTGAGGACGAGATGGGGGAAGGTAGTGTTCGGGGTATCGACAACGACATTGATAGCGATTATAACGTGGCTGATTGCGAAAGTGTTAGGAGGTGTATGAGAATGGCGGAAGAGATGTCGGAAAAGGAAGCGTTCAGGCAGAAGGTAGCGAGTGCGTCGGATGACGAGCTGAAGCTGGGATACGGCGCGCTGAAGCGGAAGCAGAGGCTCGCTAATGAGAGGTTGACGGAGGAAAGGGAGGATGTCGAGAACATGCTCCAGAACCCTACATACCTGAAAGCGCTCGAACAGGTCGAAGAGGCGAAGAGGGAATTATCCATCGCCTCGTGGAAGCTGGGCGTGGTGGAGGAGGAGATGCTACGACGTTTCAGACTGACGGAAGAGAATGATGGGGATTTCGATGAAGCGTGAGGTGTGAACGATGTTGCGGAAGGTGCTCGTGTTCGTGATGGCGTTATTCGTCGGTCTCGCCGGTGTGATGGGTGTGGAGGAGACGAAGGAGAAGCTGCCGGAGAGGAAGGAACGGTTCAAACTGAAATGGCTCCCGACCGTCCGGCTGAAGAGGGTCAAAGAGTTGCTGGCGAAACTGCGTATACCCTGGAAGTATCCCATTGCGAGGTTCAGGCGTTGGCTGTTCAGCCCGCTCACCATGCTTATGAACGAGATAGCGGTGGGCGGTGTGGCGTGGGCGAAGGACCTCGATGTGAAGCCGAAATGCGGGTGCTGGCATACGACCGATAACGGGGCGACGAAAGAGGCGTACTCAAACGCGACGTATAAGGAGACGTGGCCGAGCTCTGCCGATGGCGCGTATACTGACGGTGACACGATAAGCGGGGACATGAACTGGGACGTGTCCTGTGAGTCGGGCGTGGAGCATGTCTGGGTCGGGGTGGGTGAGTGCGAGCTCGCTCGGTGCAAGATGGACAATGATGGGAGTGGGACATCGACCGTGGTCACGGCCCCGATAACGGTCACGCAGAGGCAGACCATACATCTGAACATGGGCGTTAATTTCGGGACCGGAGAGGAGCGTGCGGTGATTATCCTCGGAAGGAACGGGGATGCCATCATCAAGTTCCGGGTGGACGATAACGACCTGAAGGTCAGGAACGGCGGGACATACGATACCGTGATGACGCTTGACGGGAGCCTTCATATTTTCGATATCGTCCCCGATTTCAATGATAGCTATTTCGTGCTGTATGTGGACGGGACGATGAACGGGCGGTATGTGTTCGCAGACGGATATACGTGCAACCAACTCGATGAGGTGAAGTTCAGGATACCCGGGAACCGGACCAGTGAACTGCACTGTCATTCGATGTTCGTTGCCGATTCGCTGGACAATATCGGGACCCAATTCTATGACACGCTGAACGAGGACACGCTGTCGAAATACACCCTCGGCGGGGATACCAACCCGACCTATGACAGCACGGAGAAGGCTATCAAGCTGTTTGATGACACGGATGCGGATGATAAATATTCGATTATAACTTTAGTGGATGGGTTGAGAACATACAACTCAATATACAAATTCAGAGCTAAAATGGGAACCAATGATACTTCTACTGATAAATTTGCGTTTTGGTTTATGTTGGAGGCGGACGTATCTACATATGTGGATGTATTTTACAACGCATCTACGAACCAAATATCATTGGGAAATCGAGTTGGAGGTTTTGACCTTCCAAGGGCTAACACATCATGGACACCGGTTGCCAATACCTGGTATGATTTTGAGGTTGTGATGCTTGATACCGAAGGGTATCTCTTTATTGATGGAGTCGAAATGGCTCATATCATTTATACGAAAAAAAAGATAAGTCACGATGCTAGAATCAGGATATACGTCAAACATGATGCTGGAGAAGTATCCGAGTGGTATGTCAAGAACATCCTGATAGAGGACCTGCCGACCGTGAACGCACCGAGGAGCACACCGCCAGGGCTTCTGACGAGTGCGCTTCGTCCGGCGGTGGAGGGGACGTATTGGAGTCATTCTGGTTCATCTTCAACTATAACGTTAGAATCCGATGGGATATATGGAAATACTATAAAAGGTTCTGAAACCATTTCAGGCGATTGTATTTCAGAATATAAATTTGATAGTGTAATAGATTTTAGTAAATATTATAGTATAAGGGCTACTGTTGAAGTCGATACTCTCACAAACGTAGATTATGTATATATAACATTAAAAAGTGGAGTGAAACAAAGAAATCAAAGAGTGACATCTTCCGATATATCTGCGGGTAAAAAGTATATATTTAACTTTTTGTTATCTGAATTTAATTATGAAAGTTCAGGATTTGATATTACAACCGTTGTAAGGTTGCAATTCACAGTTCATACAACTACAAGTCAATCTTTGAATACTAAAATCTCCGACATCCAGTTCCTCGGCGGGCCGGAGCACGATATACGTGGTCAGCCCTTTTACTCGTCCCCGTGGGCGGACGGGATAGACGACACGCCGGAAGCGACCCTCGGAGGCGACACCGCACCCACGTTTGACACGGACCATCTGGCGTTTGACGAGACGACAAATGCG